TACAAATCAAGTATAAAATTTTTATTTGTTTGATTTAAATAATCAAAATTTAAATTAATTATGATATCGAAATAATCAGATAGATCAACAATGTCACTAATTCCTCCATCAGGAACGAATGAAGAAGTTGGCTTATCAAACTGGAATTCAATAGATTTATTTGGTCTTAATAAAAATATATCATCTATATAATCTGCTTGAATTGTAGGTAGATAATTTGAATATATCATATACATTCTTCCTAAATATATTTTTTAAGACTTTTATCTCTTCTTATTTCTTGAATAGTCGCTCTTGCAATTTCTTTACCGTTTATCTGGATAACAATATCGCCATTTTGATTATTTGAATTAGATGAAATTTCACCCGATAATCTTGATGCAACAATCTCTCCAATAGCTATACCTATTTTTGTAGAATCAATTCCAACAGATTTTAGAAAATGGGAATTATTTGGATTATTCGCATCTGGAACAGCATATTCTCCATAACCTGTTTCACCGAAAATTGAGGGTTCATTTGACCAACCACCTTTAGCGAATGAAGATATATCAGGGGGATTATTTATATAAGACATTAACACATTGTATTTATCAAAAAAATCTTTTATGTATGATGCCCATTCACTATATGTTATAATATTGTTAGAATCCAAATCAGCTAAATCAAATAAATTATCTTTTGTTAATACTGTTAAACCTATATTATTAATATCATCAACCCACTTAGAAATTTCAGGGGATATATTTTTATCTATAGAATTTATCCAATCAAAATTAGCTTGAATACCACTCATATAACCTAAAACTTGTCCTCCTGCACCTGAAGAAATCCAAGCATCTATCATGTTTTGATTGTTGCCAATATACATATTCTGACTCGCATCATAATGACTACCAAGATATCCTTCAAAATAATTTGACAAATCGCTTGACATAGAAGGTTGTTGAGGAATAAGTGTTTTCCATACTTCGTATGCTTCTTTATTTGCTATACTCTTTGTTAAATTATATAAATTATCAATTGATTCTTTAACATTACCAAGGCTTGTCCCCGTTTCTCCAAGTTTACCACTATTAAGATTTATAGCTTCTGTTAAAATCTCCATCTCTGATTTGACATCTTCTTGAACACCAGTTAAATCCCCAATAATGGATGGAAGTCTATCTGACCCATAAAGGATTTCATTTACATCAAAACCGGCAGCAGAAAAGACATCTTGATAAGATGATATAAAATCCTGGAAATCTGAAACAGCTTCTGTGACAATATTCCCTTCTGAATCTCTTGTAGCTGCAAGAAGGGCATCATATTGTGTTCTATAAGCTTCAAGAGATGTTGGCATTGCTCCTGTGTTTTGGAGATTCCAGATTTGAGATGTCAATGACTGGTCAAGAGAATCCAATGCTTGTAATTGCTCTTTTTGTATCTCATATATATTCTGAAGTGCATCAAACATATCTTCCAATTTGCTTATTGAATCATCTTGATATGTTGTAGATGAATGATCGAGACTTAATAAATCGTCATGAAGACGATCATATTCAGCTTTCCATTCATCTACACCCCAATCTTCTCTTTCTATTCCAGTTATCCAATCAGTTATATTTGTATTTATAGTTTTATATTTTGCAGCAACTTCATCAAGAATTGCTTTTGTTTCCAATTTCCTGAGTTCAATTATCTCTTCCATTGGATATCCAGCATCTTTAGCTTGTTCTGTTAAATCTTCAATCCTTTTATTTAATTTATATATTTCATATCCAGTATCACTTAACTTTAACGAAGCTAATGCATCTCCAAGTTCATCCTTTAATTGATCACGTAAAGCTGCTTTTCTGGCTCTTTCTGCTTTTCTTTTCTCTCTACTTGAAAAAACCTGAGATATTCCACCGAGAACGAGACCGGCAGCACCCATAACTCCAACTGTTTGAAGTCCAGTAAGACCCGCAAGGGTTGTTCCATTTAAAATCATATTAGCGGCCATTTGCGACCACATAGAGGAAAGTGAATCTGTAAATGATTGGAAATAATCTGAAGCATTTTGCAAATCGCCCTTTAATGCGTCAGAAAATATATTTCCTATAACATTTTCAGTCGCTGATTCTATCCCAGATAAAATACTATCCCAAGATACCCTCATCAAATCATTAAGTAATTTAATTTGATATTCAGAAAATGTTTTTAAATAATCTGAAGCATTTGTAGCCCATGATTCATATTCATCTTCACTTATTAATCCATTAAAAACTTCAAACTCTTTTCTTCTTCCCTCTTGAGCTACTTTTTGTTTTTCAGCAGCAATTCTTAATTTTATTTCTTCAGCAAGTATTTCTTTTTCTTTTTGTATCCTAAAATATCCAAAACCAGTCACAAGATTTTTCTTCATATCAAGAGTATCTAATTCCATATCCCTTATATTAGATTGAAGATCTTCTTGATTTTTCATCTCTATATCAAATGTTTCGAATGAACTTTTTTCTATAGTTCTTGTTTTGTTTTTTTCAAGTTCCTTAAAATATTCCTCCATTATTTTTTTAAAATTAGAAAGTTCTTCAGTCGTCATTCTTTGTTCTGGTGGAATAAATTTTTGCTGATTAATAAAAATATTATAAGCTTGTTTCTCGGCTTTTATCTGATTATTAAGATTTTCTTTAATAAATTTCAAAGAAGTTTGGGCTTTATATTTCTCAAAATTTTCATAATTTGATTCTCTGATATCAAATAATTTATTCTCAGAATCCAATATTTTTTGATTTACTTGTTGTTGCCTATTAAATTCCCTTTCTTCTATTTGAAATGCAAATTTTTCACTTAAAGCTTTTTTCTGATCTTCAGTAATATTCAAAGTTTTTATTAAATCTTCTACAGCTTTTTTAGTTTTTTCTACAGCGGCTTTTGCAGTATCATATCGAGTCTGAATTATTTGGAATCCCTCAAATGATTCATCCTTATTTTTAAATGCAGAAAAACTTAATAAATCAGAATATGCACTATCTCTTTCTTTCAATAATTTATTTAAATCTTTTTGTCTTTTTTCAATTACTTCATTCAATTCTTTATATTTCTGATCTATTTGTTCAACAGCTTTTTCTTTCTGTAATTCGAGAGTCATACTCCCTATAAATGTTAATTTTTCATTTCTTCCCATCTTTAATTTATTGCTTGCTGAACCAAGAATTTCATCAAGTTTATCTTGAGATTCCCTCAATTCTTTGGCAGCACTCTTTTCAATATCTGTGTATTGTTTTATATCTTGTGCATATTGAACAGCAAGATCTTTTATTATTTTTGACCTATTTATAAATAATTTTTTAGCAGAATTTTCTTGAGTCTTTGATTGTTTATCAATCAATTTAACAAGTTCATCTTCATACGTGGATATTTGTTTTTTTATATAATCTATTTGGTCTTTATTTGATATTGTTACTGAAGGCGATCCAAAATAACCTTGAATAACTCTATATGAATTTTTACTCTTTTCAAGTTCTTTTAAATTTTCTCTTAAATTTTCTAATTTGAAATTTAAATTATCAATTGAAGTCTGATCAGATAATTCAATATTAAAAGATCCATAAGCCAAACCTATCAAAGAAAGACCAGATTTTATATTTCCTGTTAATATAAGGATACTTCCAGCAGCAGTAGCAAGAGCCTCAAGTTGACCCTTATTGTCTTCATAAAAAGCCTTAATCCTCGGTAAAAATTCAATTGTTTTAGCTGTTAAATCAACAAGAACGGAGGTCAATTTAACAAAAGCTGCTGCAATTTTCTCAAGATTGTCTTTATTTTTTGATATTATGTCATACAAATTTTTTAAAGAATCTTTTAATTCGTCAGATTGTCTTCTAAATCCAGAAATACCAATATTCTCAATTAATGATTTCAATCTCTGAAGTTGAATTGAAACAGTATCTCTATAAATATCTGCAAGCTCTTTTGCAGACAATCCAGATTCTTTTTGTAACTCATCCAATCTGTCCCACACGGGAATCATATCTTTTAATGCAAGTACAGCTCTTGAACCCCTTTGAATGAATATATCGTAAATATCATTAAATCCCCATCCTTGTTCATTTATCTCCTTCAACATATCTCTAAATGTAGCAATTTCTGGATTCAATCCAAGAGCTTTCATTGCCTTATTTTGTTTAGTTAATGCAAAAGCCAACTGGGTTCCGCTCATACTCGCTTCAACTCCAGAATTACCTAACAATCCCAATAGGTTAGCAAGTTCTTCAATTTGCATTCCAGTATTTCTTGCGGGTTGAGCAACATATTTAAATGCTTCTGCAAGAGATTCTATGGTTGTATTAGTTCTTATTGTTGTAGAAATAAAAGCATCATTAACTCTCGTCATATTTTGCATAAGTTGAGAAGTATCAGCAGTCTTCAATCCCATTGCTGTTAAAGCTTGAACGGCTAATTTAGATGCAGTAGCGAGGTCTACTTGACCAGCAGTAGCGAGATCCAAAACCCCAGGAACCGTAGCTATAATTTGTTTCGTATTAAAACCTGCGAGACCGAGATTTTTCATTGCTTCAGCAGCTTGATTAGATGAATATTCTGTGGCTTCACCGAGTTCAAGAGCTTTTTTTATTAAATCATCATATCCTTTTGTCTCAAATCCCTTACCGATATTCTGGGTAACGGCACCAACCATCGTCATTGTTTTTTCAAAGTCTGCACCAAGCTTTATAATTGCATTGCTAAGTCTTTGAACACCATAAGCCATAGTACTCAAAAATAATAAGTTTCTTACTGTAGAAGCTGCTTTCATTATTGCATTAATAGAATATGATGCCTTTTTATTGGCTTTTGTCATCCTTTCTATTGTTCTTCTTTGACTATCTATCTTCTTTTCATATCTATCCATAGTATTCCAAGCTTTTGATAATTGTGCATCATAAGCTGCAATAACTTTTTTACTTTGTTTTACCTCTTTTTGAGATTTATTAAGAGAATGAGATAACCCTGAAACTTTTTTTTGCAATTCAAGGTTTTGCTTTCCTAATTTTAATACTTGAACATGTAAATTTTTTATTTCTTTTTGCAGCAATGTTACTTGTTGCCTTGAAGAAGATAGTCTACCACTTAAAGATCTATTGGTATTTCCAAGTTCTTTATTTCTAACAGAAAGCTTATCAACGCTATCTATTAATTTATAATTTACTCCATATGTTTTTAATAATTCTTTTTCACTTAATTTTAAATCTTTTCCAAGATCTCTTATAGTTCTTTTTAAATTTACTATTTCTGAATTTAATTTTTTATTACTATCAAGGTATTTAAAATTTACTTTTTTCGTTTCATCTAATTTTAATTTCGTTCCTTCAAGTTGTTTTTTTGCAACTTCGAGACTTCTTGTAAGTGAGTCATTACTTTTTTTATATTTTACTGTTTCTCTGGAAGTATCAGAAACTTCTTTTTTTATATTCCTAATACTTCCTATAGTTTCTTTTATTTCTGTATTAATTTTAGAAAAAGATTCAGCAGCTTCTTTATTGCCACTCTTTTTGAATGACTTTTCAAGAGCGGAAACTGATTTGCCAAGATTTTTAAGGTCTTCTGTAGTCTCTGATATATTTTTACCAGTCTTACTAAGATCTTGTTTAAGCTTTTTTAATTGCTCTCTGGCTTTATCTGCACTAAATTGAAGTTCAAGACCCATTATTATCTCTTTCTATTTTTGATAGGAATTGGCATTTTCATTTTATTTTGAAAATCTTCTGCGTTCTTATCTTTTTGTTCTTTCTTTTTCTGATTTTCAAGCATACAATCTTTAAATTCTTTTTCGATAGCAAGGATTTTTTTATAAGTTAGTTCTGAAAAATCAAAATCCCTACAATAATCTCTAACCGTCTTTGAGTTTATTGTAGGGATTCCTCCAAATCCAGAAGCTGGTGGTCTATCAAAAGTATTTAAAACTCCCCAATGATGCCATGCTTCTATATTTGCTGGCATCAAAGGTTTGTATTTGCATTCTTCACATGGTGCGTCATCTCCATGCAGATTTTGACACTCTTCGCAATTAACCACACTATCTGAGAAATTCATAATTGCGAAGTTTTTTAGTTTTTTATTTCATCTTCCTCTAATTCATTATTAAGAGATGAAATTTTGTCTGCTTCTTCAAGAACATATCCAATAATATCTGGATTGTTTTCATAAAGAACTTCTATCATATCTTCTGAATATTTAACTTCAACCATATTTCCATTATCATCAATTGTAAAAATATCCTTCCAATTGAGAATAACTTTCTTTGCTTTATTAATAACAAATTCGATTGGGTTTGCTTCTTGATCCCTCTCTGGTTTACTTCTTTTACCTGGAGGAGTGTACCAAACCTGTTTCAGGCATTGATTATAAATGTCTTGAGTTTCGCTTGGAGTCAATGGAAGAACTTCAAACATTCCAAGAACTGGATTCTTTTTACTTTTTTTCTTAGAGCGATCCTCAAGAACTTCAATCCACTGAGGTTTTCTACCTGTTTTTAAAATAAGTGCCATTTTATTCTCCTGTTTAAAGATCTTGGCGTTAAATAACAACCTGTTTTAAATATCTTAAAGTATGGCCCAAACCAATCAATAAACAGGCAAATCTGATTGGATTTACAGGGCCATTATCCCTCTTTAACGAACAATAAATTCAAGACTATCTTCACCAGTTGTACCGAGTGCAGTCATGGTCATAGATAGCGTCATAGTTGGTCCATCATTACCTATTTCAGGGGCAGAAGTCCTGCATCTTGGATTATAAATTTCAAGAATTGATCCTTCTGTATCTCCAAGTGTAATATTTAATGCAAATTCATTTGCTTCGTATCCATCATAAATATATTTTACGGTAGCTGGTTTGCAATAAAGATTAAAATCAGCACTTACAGATCTAACGTCTTCAACATATTCTTCAGGATATTGAGTCCCAACTTCATCTGTCAGATAATTTTTAGGAGCAGAAACTGTATATGTAGAAGTTCTAAATTTAGCTTCAACCCCATCAAAATAAATAGATGTGTCTTTTGATTCAATAGGCGTTTCTTTCGCAGTACCTGTAGGAAGAAATCCAGCGATAACATCGTTTTCAGAAACTGACATAGATGCATTCACTGTTAATGTGTTTGTTCCGTAATTGATGGAAGAAATTAAATATCCTGCACCAGTATTTGTATCTGAAGTAGTGACATTTTGAATATATGCTCCAGCACTATATAATTTTGCGTCATCAACAACAACGGTTGTAGTGGCAGATGTGGATGCAGCGGCAGAAGTACCTGCCCAAACCATTTCCATCCCTTCTCCGCTAAAATTAAACATTACTGCACCTTCATTGTTCAATTCAATTGAACATTCACTTGCTGTGCAACCAGACATACCTTGAACAAGATGGTCTGTTTTAATCCAAAGTGAAAAAGATGGTGATGTTGTTTTTTGAATATAAAAAACACTTTTAAGGGCATTTCCAGCGATAGGCGTTACACTACCATCATGAGCAGCAGCAGTTGTGCTATTATAACCACGACCACCAGTACCAACAGTAAGCGTACCAGCAGTAGATGACGACATAGTTACGGCTGAATAATAAATATCTTCTGATTCAATTGTTACAACACCTTTATTAGGAAGTCTGTCTCCAGCTAAAGTTGTAAATGCAATACTTGTTGCATCTGAGGCAACACTTGTTTCAATTGTGAATGTAGATGCACCAATATCACCTTGAAGAGATTCAAAAAGTGGCCCACCTTGAGGTTGATTTCCAAGAGTAGCGTCTGGTCTAAAATACATAGGAATTGACCATGTACCAGCAGGACGTGCATTAGGGAATTGGTCAACAATATCCAATGTGTCCCTAAGTTCTTCAGAATCAGTAAATTCTGGATTTTGATTCATAACAGCATTACCGGCTGGAAGAATAAGATCTCCATCTACAGGAAACACTCTTGTTCCAATGGTAGTCTCTTTTTTAACAAAAACTTTTTGTTTCCTTGAAAGACCAATTTCAGTTGACATAATTACTCCTATATATTCCTATATTATGATACAAAATTGTAAAAATAAACTCTTACTTGAGTATGATTATAATTTCCTTCAATCTCTACTCCAAGTGGCTCTATGTCAACCTGTTGACATGGAACTGTATGTGTCGTCAATCCATCATTATATGTTATATCAGTATCTTTAAATAAATCTCTCAATGATTCGGCATAAGTATTTCCTGGAATATCACCACTTCCCTTATGCGTAAACACATCTATAAATGCTATGCCACCTTCGATATCTATACCCCCACCAAGCTCTCCACCAAAAACATCTCCATAACCAACATACAATCTTATCCAATCTCCATCAACTGGTGGTTGATATGTATTTATAGGGTTTTCACTAAGATTCTTTTGTGAGGCTGTCATTAAATTCCAATTGACAAGAGCATTCTTAAATGTTTTTAATATATTATTTCTTGTCATTATAAAAATCCATTATCTAAATATTTTACTTCCAGAGGAATGTTTTCGAACGAGCCTTGAGAAATCCTGTAATGTTATAGAAACCATACCATTTGGAGATTGCTTAGAATGACCTTTTTCAAGATATATAATGTGTTTTGCGTTATTGAAGATTGTTATATTGCTCTCATTAAGACTATTATATTCTTTTTTAAATTTTCTTATTTTATTAGTTGTAATTCTCGATATAGCTTTTGATCTAACTGAAGCAAATCTTCCTGCAATTCTTTCACCTGTAGATGAATAGGATCTTGATCTATATCCTTTAGTTCTTGTTGCGAGAGATCTTTTAAAAAATACTCTATCTTGTATTGGAGTTGAATCTTTTGGATACGGAATCAATTCACCTGTATTCCCATTGATACTTATATTCCAATTCAATCTCGCATTACCAGTCAAAATAGGAGTTCTATTAACAAGTGTTCTAAACAAGTCAGAAAAAATATTCGCAGAAATTTTTTCAAATTCAGATTCTACAGCATTATAAAGAGCATCTAATTCTTTTAAAAATGTTTTTGCATCCCTTGATATATTTTTTGACAGTCTCTGATAAATCTCATAATCTTTATTTCTATTATCAGATTGTATATCAAGTGAAAAATCCATTTTTATTTCCTTAAATGAAAATAATATAATATATCTAAAGCGTATGGAGCTAAAGGTCTTATTCCGATAACTTTCCATGTCTCTGAATTAAAAACAATTGTCAATTTATTTTTATTGTTCTTAACTGAAAGACTTTCTAAACCATATGCTGGAACAATTAATTCACAATCGCCATATTGAACAATAGAACCATCTATATCAGCTAATTTAAAATTCTTTTGGACACCAAATGTAGATATAGATATGTCATCTCCAGGTATAACTGATTCAGTTACAGGATTAACAACAGAATCGCCCTCAAGCGTAATCAGGACAGAACCTCCGTCTTCTGCTATTGAGTCATATGCATCTTTTAAATCACTCATTAAATTATCCTATAACAGCCCTTATTCCAGATAATGTAAAATCCTTAATCATATTTTTCAATTTTGGATATGTTACAGTATTTCTTGAAGAAAAATATTCTGTTTCAAGAACGTCAATTTTTTTTCTTTTCACTCTACGGACATCTCCACCGGTAGTGAAAAGTGAACCTGAATTTGAGTATTCAAGATAAGCGCCTTCTGAAACAGCTCTCTTTAAATCTTCGGGGATTTCATCATTTGGAAACAAGTCACCAGTTTCCATATATATTCCATCCCTTGGAAATGAAAGGGGATTTGTGTATGCAGTTTTAGTTCCCATATACGTAAGAGTTTCAAAGAACTGCATAGATCTATAAATCGCAGACTCTTTATTTTGAGTTTCTGTCGGTGTATCAGCAGCACCTGTCCATGAAGTATAATTCATTAATTCACAATATGAATCAACGTAAGAAACACTTACATAAGTATTTGCGTTAGTAACACCAGATCCATCTTCAAGAACAAGAGCCATTGTTTAATTAACCAATTTCTTTTTTTAATTTTTCAGAAGGTTTTTTCCCTGCCTTTTTCTTTGCAGGTTTTTCTATATTTGTTTTATCAATAGATGTTTGCTTAATCTCTTCTATTTCATCTAAATTTTCTTGATCAGTTTTTTTAGATTCAGAAATAATTTCAATGTCATTCGAATCACTTAAATTCTGAGTATCTTTATTTTCTTCGGATAAAATTTGGATAGTTTCAACACCTAATTTAGAAGCTTCTCTATCAATATTTTTTTGAACACGGTTAATTTGATCTTCATTCATTTTATCTGGTTCTACAGCAATACCATCAATTTTAACCTTACCTCTTTTATATTGAAGAGAATCAAGTTTTTTAATTACAATAGGATCACTTGTAAAAAATCTATTGGAATGTAAATCAAACTTCACGGTTCTTTTGAATTGAGGAATATATACACAAGCACATTGCTTTTCTGGATCTCTTATAAATTCGATAGTACCATTTTTTTGAGTCATCTATTCACCTTTTTATAATTTGCCTGTTTTAAAAAATTATAAAAATATTTATATTTTAATTAAGCAACTGTCATAGTCACTTTAGACCATTTTCCCGTATCGTTAACAGTAGCATTAGAATTACAAGTATACATAGTTAAACCGTTAGATGAAAGCATTTGACTAAATCCACCGATACCTTCTGCACCATCAACACCTCCATTAAGATTTACAGCAGAAGCAGTTTCTGCCATAATTCCGGCACCACCAGCAGAAGCTGTTACATATTCAGAGATAATTGAATCTGCATTAATTGCAGTAGCTAATTGAGCACCAGTAGTAGTATCTGCACCAGTGCTTCTTGCAGGAGTCACAACGAGTGTTTGTGTAGGTTTATCGAAATCAAGAGTCAAACTTGCTGTTGTAGAAGAACTTGACGTAATATTAATATTAAACGTGTTACCATTAGCTCCAGCTTTAGCAGCGGTAAGTGTAACAACAGAAGTTGAACTTCCAATAGTCCTTGACGCAGCAATTGCATTAATATTACCATCAACACCGCCAGCCAGAGCGGTCGCCTCGACTTCAGCCATAATTCCGGCACCACCAGCAGAAGCTGTTACAAAACCAGAAATAGTAGGATCAGCATTAATTGCAGTTTCAAGTTCAGCACCAGTAGTGGTATCTGCACCAGTGCTTCTTGCAGGAGTCACAACGAGTGTTTGTGTCTGAGGATTAAACGAAAGAGCAAGAGAACCATCTTCACTCGCTGACACGATAGCCATAGTAAAGTTATTTCCAACTGTACCATATTTATCAGCAGTAAGTGTGATGACAGAAGTTGTTGCTCCATATGTTTTAGATGCTTTAACGGCTTCTACAGGAGTAATTGCATTAAAATTTTTACTCATGAACCGAACAAGTTCAGGATTTTTTATACCGTCACGGAATTCCATTATTTTTTATTCCTTATATTAGATTTTAAGAAGGCGTATATAATATTATATACGCCGTTAGTTCCTTAATTACTTCAATTAAGAAGTAGCTAAATTAGTCAAAGTACCATGGTATTCTTCTGCACCGTAATCAAGTCCAATCTGTGCATAGAGCTGGCCTTTATCACCGGCACCAGTTTTTTCAAGATCTTCATAAAAAAGGAAGCCTTTGTTTGGCACAGGCAGATATGCAGGAGCGATAGCATCAACATCGGCAACGAGAATTGTACCAGTAGGAATCTGACGCATATTGACGATACCGAAAGTTCCAAAATCTGTTACGATCTGTTGCATAGCAACACCACCGATAGACCTATTATCAGGAGCTTTACCATAAGCATTTGACATTTTTACCATCTGAGTACCGGATGCAAAAATTACCATATTGGCACCGAAACGAGCACCATTAGTCTGCATATCAATAAAAAGACTGTCAAGCAAATCCTTATCAAGATCTGCACCACCTGCATTCGTGCTGTTGGAAACACAAGCGGCAATCATACCACGGGTTTTAGCAGCAGTAGCGGCATTTGCAGCAGCTTGATAAGTACCATTAATAAATGTATATTCAATATCTTTTGCCATTTGTTCCAAATTCGCTTCAATTTGGAATGTCAATTCATCATCAACAGGTTGACTATCAAGAACTGAAAGTCCAGAAATCTGTCCAGTAACAGACTGTTTCATATATGAAACAGTCACCTGACGTTGAAAAATCTGAACTGTGTTATATGTTTGAGAACGAGCATAACTTGAAACAGTTGGAGCAGTCAAAGAGGCTGTTTCTGAGATAGCAGGTTGAGCCCCAGTATCCAACTGATAACTTTGGCGAAGAGGGAATTCACGAGAATTCGCAATTCGACCAAGATTAGAATTAAAGCCAATCATAGAAAGAAAAGGATACTGAATCCTACCTTTCTGATACAATTGACCAACATAATTGACTACATTAAAACTGTCAGCTACCGCAGCAACACTTGCCATTATAATACTCCTTATCTATTTTTTTTATTACTTACCTAACTGTTGTTTTTTCTGTTCTCTTTTTAAATGAATGACTGTTGTAACATCTCCTCTTTTCTCCGCCTCATCAATAGCAGATTGAATAGTCGTATGAGATTTACTACCTGCGCCATTACCAGTTCCAGATCCAGAAATACCTTTCAAGAAAAAATCTTTATTGGGGTCTTCTTTAATCATTTGTTCCAAAGCTTCGTCAAAAGATGCTACATTACCCGCTCTTACAGGTGAATAAATTGGACTTCCAGAAGCTTTATATCCTACGACTTGCCAATCACCATCATCTTCTTCGAGTTTGAATTTACCCGCGAAAGTATTTGCAATGACGTTAACAGGGATATCGGGACAATTTTCCTTAATGAATTTTGAACTTGAAAATTTATCAGTTATCATAAGTTTATGAATCTTATTCTTGTAAGATTCAATAGTCTCGCTCAACTGACCAATTTGTGAATCATAAGCACTCTTCTGTTCATTAAGCTTTTCATCCCTTGAAGCTTCAAGCTGTTTCTTCATTTCTTCAAAGTTTTTAATTTTATCAAAATCCTTATCATTAAATTCAGAAACTTTTTTCCTTGCATCAAGTGATTCTCCAATCCATTGGCTAATAACATCCTTAGAGGCTAAATCTTCCTCAGATAGAATACCTTTCTCGGTAAAAACTGAAGCAATATTTTTAAGTGATTTTGCTTTTTCTTTTACCTTTACAATATCTCCACCGAGAGTATGAACTTTATCTAAAAGATGAAAAACATCAGCACTACGCTCATTGACAATTTCCCTTCCGTCTTTTTCTTCTTTTTCTACGTACATGGGATAACCATCTTCATTAGTTTTAATTGCTGTTTTTTCTGCATCAATATAAACAAATTCTCTTTCCATAATTTTTCCTCCAGTCTGCTACCAACTTCCTTCTGGGAAGTTGTGCCTAAAAGCCTTGTTATTTTTTTAAATACCCTACTGTAAATAAAAAAAATAAACATTAAGATTAAATAAAAATTTTATAACTTATAAATAATTGTAACTATATATTATATAATGCCTGTAGAAAATAATTTCAACTATAAAAATAAGAAAAACATAAAAAATTTATTTTAACTATTAATTTTCTCATTTTTGTTTGAATCATTACTATAATTTCTCAAGTTTGAATTAGAATTAGACAAGGTTGAAGATTTATATTGTGATTCGTTTTTAAGATATTCTTTAATATCATCCATCATTTCATCAACATCTGTTTCTTTGGCAATTACCCCACGTCTTTTGAATTCTTTTGCTGCGACTTTTCTTGAAATTATATTACTGCCGACACCTTGAACGATATAATTCAATGACTCAGTAGAATAAATCGATTTTAAATCAGTATTTATAATAGGTACAACAAAGTTCTCTTGTCTTCTTATTCCTTCAGGATAATAAGATGCATAAATCCTATAGGCATTTTCGAGATTATTTTGATACATCAATGCATAAGATTTTAGAATAGAATCAGATTCAGATGTATCTATTAATTTTTCTGTAGCTGTACTTCTATCAGTTTTGGGAAGAAGTAATGACAATCCATAAATTGCCATTTTTTGTTCGAGATTTTCTAAATCTTTTCTTCCTGCTTCAATTCCATTACCATTATGTTCAACGACCTTAAAGTCACCTTGAGGATCATCTGAATGAACAACCTGATTTGCACCAACAAGTATTTTATCATTATTCAAAGCACTATCTATCATTTTACCAAAAAAAGTAATAAGTCTCGCATAATGAAGAATATTTCTTTGAGAAGAATCTGATTGATAGTGCATGAGATTTAATTCAGCTAATGTCTGAAGTGGAAGTCTCGATAAAACCAAATTTATTTCTTTACCCGGAGAGAAAATAGACATGGGAATTTCCGGCAATCCTGTATCTCCCTGCGATTCTATTTGCCATCCATCCTCATTAACTTTTTGGTGCCATACGACATATTTACACTTCCAATTTTCAAGATAAAAATATTGAATTCTATTAATAAATTTATCATAAATCGGATTTTCAAAATTTATTTTATCTTTTAAAACAATTCCGGTAAGTGTATTTACTCCATTTATTATTTCCTCAGAACTTCTCATTACGTGAGAAATAGGAAGATTGACAAAGTAAGGCCTCCAATTATTTTTCTTTTCCTCTTGACGGTCAATTCTTGTAAGTTTACCCATAGAATTTTCATAAAAAGAATCTCCACCAATTTTTTGGTATCCATTAATATGAGGGAAATTCACATGAATAATTGAAGATCCATATGCAAGACCATTTGAAAAATTCTCTTTTCCAAATGTCGTTATATTATTACCTTTAAAATCAATATTTTTAGAAGCGGCAGATATCGTTTCAACTGCCTTTTTTTCTTTTTCATTTTCACCTTCTTTAAAAGTAACTTCCTTGGAAAAAACTTCACTTGAAAGTTTATCTAAGGTATGTTCAAAAAAATTGGTAAGAAAACTTCTATTTTTCCTATTATTATATGAAGTTACTGATTCGCCTTCTTCCATAGGTAAATAGACAGTACCTCTTGCTCTCATCGCTGACGTTCCATCTAAAAGATCTTCAATGAGTTGTCTATCTGTTTGGTGTTGTCGATAGTCGCCAGACATAGTTTGAATCAAAGAAAGAAAATCTGAATCAAATGGAAATATATTTCTATTATCTTCTGCCATTATTATACCTCTTGTATTTTTGCTTCGTGAATTCTTGAAAGGACTCTATATCTAACCATATCCCAACTATGATCTTCAATTCCTTCTTTCATAGCGTCATCTGGATTTTTTTCATCTCTCGGAATGGAAGGAACACATCTTAAAAATCCTTCACGACAAGTGTCAAAAACATAAAATCCTGGAGAATCAGAGTCTTTTTTTGCTGATTCACTCAAAAGTATTCTGAATAAATCTAAACCTATAATTCTACTTCCTGGATTTTTATTACTTCTTTTCCATCTAACTCCAGATATGACACTTTTACCGCTTCTAATTCTTGCCATTCTTGATGCTATACTTTCACCATCTTCTGAGTTAAATATTTGATTATCTGCTGGACCTGGGAGGACTTTATGATTTTTTAAAAGGCTATATTCTCTTTCTATTTTCATTATTCCGAGAGCTATATCTTGAGAATTCATATATAATCCAGTATTATCTTCACCATTCCACCCATACCATTCATGAATAAGAATTAAACTTCCTTTTGGAAAATATTTATAAACACCATCACCAATATCAATTTCACTCCCGTCACTCTCTGCAAACCAACCTACAGTAAAAGGACTTGAGGAGCCATGATCATAAGCTCTATCAATTCTCCACTCTTGGGGAATTCTAAATGGTTTCAAGACATGGACATTCTCATCCCAAAGATCACCTATAATACCTCCAGATACTATATCCCAAGAGCCATGCAACCAAGCTTTTCTTTTGTTTGGATCCTTAATACTCTTTAAAGTATTAAGATAATCTGGGTCTGCATCATGAAGGGTTTTATTCTCAAGAACATTGGAATTTATCCATGTCTTTGTTCTTCCATATTCATTTGTTATTATTTCAAGAGGTCTTCCTGCACTTACAAAATGTTTTTTTATCCATGTGTGACCTTTACCCCAAGGGTTTGTTGTTGATCTAATTCTTTTAGGAATAGGAATTTTTTTGCCATTTATTTTTTTTGAAAAAGATGAACGGCAACATGTTTTCATTAATTCGTAACATTCATCAGTTGACCAATTCGATAATTCTTCGAAAGATATAAAAGGTATCTCCCACCCATGATATGTTTCATAATGTGATGGATTATCCATATATGAAAGCATCAACGTTTCACCTGTAGGCCAAGTCCATATAAGATCAGCTTTATTGAAATCAATACCAGGAAATATTTTAGGAAACCATTTTCTTGTTTTTACAACAACATCTGCAAGCTGCTTATATGTCTGTCTGAGAACCAATCCTCTCCAACTTGGTCCCCATCCGACACCACAATCTTTAGCAAAATCCATAATAAGAACATCTGTTTTCCCAGTACCTCTTGGACCAGATAAAAGACATTCATAAGCTGGACATGTTAAAAACCATGTTTGACTCCCTGGATGAGGAGTCCATATAACGTCATCACTATCAATATCACAAGAGTGTTCTTCAATTTCATAAACATCTTCAAAGAGTTCAGAAATTTGATCTTCTGTTAAATTGTGTATTTTTTGTTTTGACATTTAGAAATAAATTTGATAATATTAAAATGGAAGATAATATATTTAAAAAATAAAACAACTTATTCTATTTATACACTCCAGAGATTTTAATTTCAACTATAAAAATAAATTTTTTATTGAATACAAATAAAAAAAGAGGGGAAGATCGCCTTCTTCCCCTCTTAACTGTTAGCATATTATTAGCTTTTAATAATTAACTAAATAAAATCATCTTTTGTGACACTAAAAGAAAGTCTACTCTACCACTGAGTTATACACCGGTAAATTTAATACTACAAATAGATCATAAACCATAACTTATAGTATTAAATTGGCCGGTGTAGAGGGATTTGAACCCCCGACAGACTCATTAAATTAAAAAGATCAAAATTTGTTAATTATTTTTATATAATAAATCTACATGGGCAATACTCTGATTCTAAATAAACTAAAATCTGAATCTGACGATAAGTCTACCCATTATATAATTTAAGCATTGATATAATTGAACAACTTTGCTCCAATATCAATTTGCTTAACTTCAACTTCATTAGCTCTCATACGAGCTTCTTTAATTGACCTTAAAAGCCCAGAAATTTTGTCAAGATATTCTGATTTTCGAGATGGGGAAACCGCTCCTGAAAACATTTCTGTAACCCACTGACCAACCGGACGATCAACTTTTTCAGCATGAACTTGAGCTTTATGCTCTTTTGTTGCTGGAGAAAGTTCAACAATTTGAAGTTGTTTTTCAGTCCTGTGAGCCTTAATAGGTTCAGAAGCACGGAATGTATTCTTTCTAACATCATCATTTCTAAGCCATTGAACATTAGGAGCAGTTGTTGGAATGTGTTGATACATTTCAAAAGCCTTTTTCAACTCCCTTTCAAGAGCGAGAAGGGTCGTGGCAGGAACATCTTCTAAAATAACATCACCATTCTCAAGAACAACATTTGCTTTTGCACGTTGATTAGCTTCCTCTTTTTGCCCCATAGCATTAAAATGTTTAATAATATGTCCGCAAACATATTCTATCTTCTCTGGAACAGTTGTTACAACTTCCTTAGTTTCGCTTAAGGCATCAGCTTCTGCCTGTCTCGCTTCATCAAACATAGTTAGGGTTTTAATATGCCCCATAAAATGAGCATCTTTCTTTTGGAAAGTCGTTGATGCTTCATTAATGACAGCATTCGCAGTTTTCTTCAAATCTTCTTCTACAGCAAGTACTTCATAAAGTTTTCCCATAATTAATCTCCTTTGTTTAAAAATAAATCTAAAATAATTTAACATCTTTTAAAACACATTATACAGCAAAAATATCTTTTGTCAAGAACAAAATACAAAAAACAAAAAATAATTTTAAAATTATTGTTGATATCTTTCACAAAAGGGTGTATAAAATATATGATCCTTTATATTCTATAGTAGAGGTTGCTTTAAGTATAATACAAACGAAGATTCCTTATAGCATAAAACTAAATCTAAGTTCGAAGGTGAGAGGCCTTGAAGAATAACGATTCTTGAGGCCGTTGATCTTTAAAAATCTGTTCACGGCGTCTTCTGGAGATGTCAATACCAAAGAGACAATTGGAACAATATTGATATCGAGGTTAATACCACCCAGTAAAATCCCGGACGCTCCTTTGGAGATAAAAGGGGTAAAGTATAATGCCGATATGGGGCAGAATGTCACTTCCCTGTATCGAAAAGCTTTTGGGAGTCATAGAGAGAATTCTTTATGGCGATT